GCCTTTCGTAGTGGCAATAAGCCTTTAAGTCGACGCGTAGACGTTTACTCAAAACAGGGTGCGCGGGTGCAGTGCTACAGCATGGAAGAAGCTGAATCGGAGAAGCGCCAAAAGGAATATGAGCAGGCCTACGTTGTTACGGTAGAGACTGTGCGCCGGGATAGTTATGTTGTCGTAGCTGCCAGCGAGGCTGACCTGAAAGACAAGTTTAAAAACGATAGGAAGCGCTGGGTGCCGGAAAAGTCAGAGCCTGAAGAGGTAAGCATTATCAGCTCGCAAAAAACCTACCGATTAAAACGAGGATTTTAGTCATGAGATACTCGCGTTACGTTTTACCTTCCTTAATTTTAATTGCCGGCGTCGTCATGCTGGGCTTTGTGGGGGAGATGGATTATCAAGACGCGCTTGCAGAAGAGGCGCACTACACAAACATGGTCTGTGCCGGGCATTGGCCTGACTACAAGAATCTGGGGATTAGTTGTGAAGCTCAACCAAAACCAAATGCAGGAGGCGATGTCTCTTTTTGAGCGAGGCGTAGACACTTGGTCTATCTCGCAAGTCATGGGCGTACACTACGACACAATGCGCAGATACCTAAGAATCTACGAGAAGTACGGGGAGTCAATATTTACTAAAGACCCCGTGCCAGTTGATGAGTCTGTGGATAAGTCTTAGAATCAGCGGGTCATTGGCAGTGAGGCGATAGTATGCTGCAAGTGGTTGGTATCCAGTGGTATCCGGTACGACCGGGCAACATGCCTAAGAACGAGAGAACGGTGCTTGTCGCATTTGACGACATGACTGTGGAATCGTGGCCTCTGACTTATAATGACATCATGGACGGCGAGATACGGGCAGGACACAGCATGGGGCTGTACTGGGCCGACTCAATACCGCACCCAGACGAGGATTAGGACGGTGGCAACGACAAGACGGCAAAAGGTACGCGCTGTTAAAGATGAAGAGAACAGGCGCGCATTAAGCATCAGGGGTAAGGCCGAATACATCTTTGATTTAATTGATCAAATCGGCGAGCTGGACCCTGAAGAGGACCAGCACTTCGCAGCTAAGGTTCAGCAGAAGAAGACACAGGCTGAATTGAGGCTCAAGATGCTCGCTAAGACGCTACCTGATCTAAAGCAAGTGGATGCAGATCTAACAAGTAGCGATGGTTCCATGACTCCACCAATGGTGATTGAACTTGTCGCAAAAGGTCTCGATTGAACTACCGCCTAAACTAGCCGACCTATTTACCGGGGAAGCTAGATACCGTTGCTCATACGGTGGCCGGGGAAGCGCTAAGACTCGCTCGTTCGCTCTAATGACTGCTGTATGGGGAATGCGCTGGGGTGTGGCTGGCAAGCAAGGCCAGATACTGTGCGCACGAGAACACCTAAACTCTCTCGATGAATCCTCTATGGAGGAGGTGAAGTCAGCCATCCGCTCTGTTCCCTGCCTCATGGACTACTACGAGATAGGCGAGCGATATATACGCAGCCGGGATGGGCGGATTACCTACGTATTCTCTGGCTTACGCAGGAACCTCGATAGCATTAAGTCTAAGGCCCGTATTCTTCTGTGCTGGGTAGACGAGGCAGAGACAGTTACTGAGACGGCATGGCAAAAGCTTATCCCTACAGTGCGAGAGGACGACTCAGAGATATGGGTAACATGGAACCCTGAAAACAAAAAATCCGCAACGCATCATCGATTCCGAGTAACTGAGCCCGAGCAATGCAAGATCGTTGAGATGAATTGGCGGGATAACCCGTGGTTTCCAGCGGTATTGGAGCAAGAGCGCCAGCAAGACCTTAAAAAACGCCCGGATGTCTATGATCATATTTGGGAGGGTGACTTCAGGATCTTCTCAGAAGGCGCCTACTACACGAATGAGATGGCTAACGCGTTACACGAGGGCAGGATAGATCGCGTCCCCTACGAGCGCTCAGTGGGCGTGGTGACGGCGTGGGACTTAGGAGTTGGTGACTCTACTGCTATCTGGTTCGCGCAGTTTGTCGGTCCAGAGGTGAGGCTCATTGATTACTACGAGAACGCCGGGGTGGGCCTTGATCACTACGCACGGATTCTGCAAGAGAAGGGTTATATCTACGAGCAGCATATCTTGCCTCACGATGTCAGGGTTAGGGAGCTAGGCAGCGGCCGGTCACGGTTAGAGGTATTAGATAACTTACGCGTAACCCCGGTATCGATTGCCCCACAGCTAAACGTAGACGACGGCATCCAAGCGGTCAGGTCGCTACTGGATATGTGCTACTTCGATAAGGACAAGTGTGAGAAGGGTATCGATTGTCTTAGGCAGTATCGCCGGCAGTACAATGAGACCATGCAGGTGTGGGCTGAGAGGCCGTTACATGACTGGACATCACACTGTGCGGATGCATTCCGATACCTTGCGATAGGCAGGAAAGAGTTCTCAGATTGGGGTTCTCCCATAAGGCGTAACCTAAAGGGCATTGTCTGATATAATTGGGGCCTAATATTGGAGGCTTTATAGTGTTAGGCACGCGCGCAGCAGGCATATTGGATGAGATTGCCCGGCAAATTGGGCTGGGCCGCCCTAAAGAGGTTGCCGAGCGTATTGCTTATGGCGATCTTGATATGCGTCCAGAGGCCATCATTGAGCGCCAAGAAGACTTATACCCTACAACTGCCTTTCATGGTGGCGGCGATGATATTCGCATAGTAGATCCCAACAGAGTTACAACGGGTAAAACTGCTAACACCGGCTTTTTTATGTCCAGCTCGCCTGTGAACGCAGCAAGCTACGCAGATCGCGCCGGCAATATCATGCCTCTTGCTGTTGATACGCGGGGATTCGATGTCGTCAACGCGGGATATAACGACTGGAACAGAATCACCAACCCTGACTACTTATTGGGCGGTGAGCGGTTAGCCACGTTTGGCGAGCTTCCCGGCTACAGGGGAACGATGGAGCCAGATCGGGGCATCTTCGATCTTAATGTAGTGCGTGACTTTGACACGGACGAATTAGCTAGAACAGCGCGTAGGTTTGGATCGCCCGGCCTCATTGTCCAAAATGTCTCTGATGTTGGCCCTAACTATAAAGCCTTCGATCCTGCTTTTGAGGCGATGACCGGCTTGAGGGTTGGCGATGAAGGGTATCAAGAGGCTCTAGATACGTTTTTCACTGACACGATTGTCGCTTCTGATCCTACTCGAGTCCGCTCCCTGTTCGCCGCATTCGACCCTGAATACAAAGGCTCTAACATCCTTGGCGACCGGGCTATTCCGGTTGCTGGTGCTGGGCTATTAGCTGCCGCGGCTATGGCGCCAGAAGATGCTGAGGCTGGAATTATCACTAAATCTTTCGGCCGTAATTTAGATCCACGTTTTGATCCCCGTGTATATGAGCAAGAAAAGCTCATGAACAATCGCTACATAATCGATGATAGGGGAACGGTAAACCCCGACAGGCTCGCGCTAAGCTCTCTCGAAGGTAGGCCAATCATATCGACGATGTCAGACAGGACTCAAGCTGGCGGGTTGCTAACTGGTATCAATGACGTTGTATTTGAGACCCCGATTAACTTGCAGGGTGGTCAGGGCTTCATGTTTGAAAACCCCGGCATGGTATGGGCTTCAGCTCAAAATCCCGTTAATCAAATTATGGCGGCGGCTGACTTGTTTCCGGGTGAGACGCCATTGTTTGCTCCGTGGAGGATGGCGCCTTCTGGCGGTGACTTCGCCACTATGACTGGTGAGACCATGCTGGAGTACGCAAAAGCGGCGATGACAAAAAGCCAGAAGTCAGATTTAGATGAATTCATTAAAGGCTTCGAGACTAAAGGTAGCTGGGATAAGAAAACGCAAAAGTATAAAAATAAGGGCTTAAAGGTTGATGGCTGGAAGGGCATTGATGACCCATCATCGCGTGAGACATTCCGCAATCTGCCTGACTCAGTACGTAAAGAATTAATGGATCGCATGGACAAGCTTTTCCGCAATAAAGGCGGAATTGGTATCGGTGAAGCAAGATCGGCGGTGCTAGATCCAACGCAAGCTACGGCGTTAGATGGGCGTATTCAGAATATTGGTGAGATTTTTACAGGCTCTCCAATAATTACTGAAAGTGGTCACGCGAGCTATCCTATGGGTGTGCCCGGTCGAGGGGTGGGTTACACCGATCAAGACGTTAGTATTTTTGAGCTACTACCTGATGCGCGATTAGGCGAAGAACAAAAACTTGTCGGTGATGCGTTGCGGCCTACAGCAAACGAGCTTCGAGCATTGCAAATGAAGCCGTATTATGGGCGAGTTACGGAAGACATATTGAGAGGATTAGAGGCGCGCGGTGTCAATGTAAATGCTAACCCAATTGCAACAGCAGCCGCGGTATCTGCCGGCGCAGAGCTGGAAGGCTTGTTGTCACAGCTTCCACAGAAGAACGAAGAGTCGTATAGCTACGGTGATATCTTGCCTATCAAGCGAGCATTAGACCCAGAGGCTCGTGAAGGCCTCTTAGGTGGCTATAGTCCGGCATACACGGGCATACTTGAGGACGTGGTAGAGGGCCTACTCACGTTTAAGACGCAAGCAGAGCGTGGCCTATACAATCCAACTGCGGCGACTGATTTCTTACTGTAAGGTATAATATGGCTACACCGAGAAAAGGTAAGGCAAAAGTAAAGGTAACGGCCTCCGGCAAGAAAGTTTCGTATGGGCAAGCCGGAAAGGCCAAGGATGGTAAGCCGCGAGTAAGGCCCGGAACCAGTAAAGGCGACGCCTATTGTGCGCGCTCTTCTGGTCAGATGAAGAAGCACCCGAAAGCGGCTGCCAACCCTAACTCACCGCTACGGCTGTCTCGTAAGCGCTGGAAGTGCGCAGGCACTAAGTCGAGGAGAAAGTAAATGGCATGTGGTTACGGTAAGAAAAGAAAGGGGAAGAAACGTGGCAAATAAATTTAAACCTTGTGCAGGCTGTCCAACACCATCCCTCTGCAAAGCTGCCGGTAAGTGCAGGGCCAAGAAGCGAGGCAAAGGCTATGCCAAGTAAGAAAAAGGGCCTGTACGAGAACATCCACGCCAAGCGTAAGCGCATTAAGGCCGGAAGCGGCGAGAAGATGCGTAAGGCTGGTGAAAAAGGTGCGCCTACAGCTAAGCAGTTTAAGAAGGCCGCCAAAACAGCTAAGAAGAAGCGTAAGTAATGGCACTAACTAACTATACCGAGCTGAAAAGCTCAATCGCTGACTTCCTTAACCGTGACGACCTGACGTCGGTTATTCCTACGTTTATTGCGCTTGCAGAGGCGCAGATTAACCGGGACATTCGTCACTGGAAGATGGAGAAGCGCGCAACGGCACAGGTGGATAGCGAATACTCCAAGCTACCTAATGACTGGCTTGAGACGATACAGGCGCACCTAGTCGGAAGCGGCACATACTCCCTAAACCTTGCGTCCCGAGACACCATTGCAGACAAGCGTATGGCAGATAACGACGCAAAAGGGCGGCCTGTTTATTACTCGCACGCTGACTCGTCTATCGAGCTGTTTCCTACGCCAGACGCCACATACACCCTCGAGCTGCTTTACTATGGTAAAATTGGCGCACTGGGCGACAGCACTGCCGATAACTGGCTCTTGCTGGATGCTCCTGATATCTACCTATACGGCGCTTTAATACACTCGGCGCCTTACTTGCAGGAAGATGGAAGGGCGTCTACATGGGCACAACTATACGGTGCGGCTGTACAGAAGTTAAATGAGGCCTCGGAGCGCTCTCGCATGAGTGGTTCGGGCTTGACACTGAAAGTACGTGGTCTGGGAGGACCGCAAAGGAGAAATACCAGATGAGCTTTACTAACTACCTCGAAGACAAGGTACTCAACCACGTATTTGGTGGCACTGCGTATACTGCGCCTTCAACACTTTACGTTGCACTCTTCACTGCGGCACCCGGCGAGACCGGCGGCGGCACTGAAGTATCTGGAAGCGGTTACGCACGGCAGTCTGCTGCTATGTCCGTTTCTGGCACTAACCCAACAGAAGCCGACAACGACGCGGCGATTGAGTTTCCTACCGCTACAGGTAACCAAGGAACAATCTCGCACGCTGGCGTATTTGATGCCTCTACAGGCGGAAACTTGCTGGCTTATGCTGAATTGACTGACCCTGCGGATTTTTCTACGGCGCTACCTAAGACGATCACCACCGGTGACATCTTCCGTATTGCTGCGGGCAACCTGAAAATCCGTCTCGACTAATTAAGGTAACTATCGATGGCTACAATCACGACGCGCTCTGGAAAGGGCTCTGCGCTCACGCATACTGAGCTAGATAACAACTTCTCCAACCTTAACAGCGACAAGGTCGAGGCGTCTGGTGACACCATCACAGGTAACCTCAGCTTTAACGACAACGCCAAAGCACAATTCGGCGCTAGTTCTGACCTACAGATTTATCATGATGGTTCAAGTAGCATAATACATGATTCTGGAACAGGGCATTTAAGACTTCATTGTAATGATTTAAGAATAAGAAACGCATCTAATACAGAAGCGTTAATCAGTGCTGACCAAGATGGTGCTGTTGAGTTGTTTTATAATGGCGCAGAAAAACTAGCCACCACCTCCACAGGCATCAACGTTACAGGCGTTATCACCACAGACGGTATGACTACCTCTGCTGATATTAACTTTGGTGACAACGACAAGGCTATCTTCGGTGCTGGGTCAGACCTAAAAGTTTATCACAACGGTTTTTCAAGCATTATACAAGATAGCGGCGACGGTGATTTGTATATTGGAAGCGACGCTAACCTTTTGATTACTGATGCGGGTTTGTCGGAAGTAAAAGCTAAATTTGTTTCTAATGGAGAAGTAGAGCTTCGATACGACAACTCAGCCAAACTAGCCACCACCTCCACAGGCATCGACGTAACGGGTAGCATTTCGGCTGATGGTTTGACTGTTGATGGTGAAATAATTGGGCCAAACTCAAACAATCTAACTATACGCTCTAAATTTAGCGCAACTATTGATATAGATTCTGACAACAATCAGACGGATAGAAACTTCCAAGTTATACACGATGGTTCAAAGCTATTATTAAAGGCTGAAGAGTCTGGAGACATCAGCTTCTACGAAGACACTGGCACAACTGCGAAGTTCTTCTGGGACAGTTCTGCGGAGTCGTTGGGTATTGGCACAACTAACGTAGTATCGAGTGCAAATCTTACCACTCAAGCTCAAAGTTCATCAGAGCTAAGTGGTATGGCTATGAAAGATGAA